TAAGTTTCCCGCACTACCGCCAACAGCTTCTATTAAACCCCAATTAGGTTGACCGCCTGCGCTACCATTCAAGTAGTTTACTGTGACGTTGTTAAATTCGCCATTTGCCATGCTGCCACCTTTAGAAATGAATAACCCCGTTATGGGCGCAATACTTGTCCAGTCTATATTTATTGTAGAATTTCTAACTATGAAATTATCCCAATTATCGGTAAGACTTACAAGTCTAAAAGCACCCAAAGTACCGCCACCATTACCGCCTGAAAAGTTTGTAAAGTTTATGGTTTCATTTTCAATTGTTACTAATCCTTGTCCATCGTAACTATCAGAAATTGCATATCCTGCGTTTGTGTGAATATTATTCCTTAATGTTCCAACTCCCATTTTACCCACACTTCCAGAGCTGCCTAAAACAATAGTATTATAATTATCAACTCTAGGTCGTGTAAATGTATTTCCTTCAACTAAGAAATTTCTAACATTTTGTAAGTCTAATAAATTTACATCGGGGATAAAACTATTACCATTATTGCAACCACTTACTAAATCAAATTCTGGTAAAATTTCTGGCTGCGTAAATGTGCTATTTCTTATAATTATATTTTCTGAATAATCGTTTGCATTAGGTGCGGGATTGCCAACGTTCATTAAGGTAAAAATAGAAACTAAACTAGCAATTGTTGCTGTAGCTTGTGCTGCGGTTGGCATGATAAACACGCATTCGTCTATGGTTACATTTGAGGTAACTGCTTTGATTGCTCTACGTGAGTTATTTTCGAATCTCTCCCTGTAAAACGTGGCAGTAATTAAATGGGTAATTACTTTGTTGCCACTAGCCCAAGTTTCATCACTTAAATAAACACCTTCTGCATCTTCGCCCTCGATGTTTAAATAAACATTGTTCGCATGATAAATTTGACCAGACAAAAGCGGGTCTATTTCGTGGTAAAGAATCCACCATCCTTTACTAACTCCTATTGCGGTATTAAATTGACAATCCCCTAGAATGTCTATATCTCTAAAAGTACTGTTTACACAATAGCCGTTTCTAAATAAAGACGTTGCAGCTTTTGACGTTCCGAAAGGTTGACCAGAAACAAAAGTATGTCCACTTTCATTCCATAAATCAATTTGAACAGCTACGCTTCTCCGTCCATCTTGTGCTGTACTAACTGCATAAAGATTTTCTATGGTAAAATTTTCAAAGTGATAAGCCTCTGGACTTATCAAACTAAAAGCCCTACCAAAATTATCGTTACCATCAAAAGTACCGTTAATAAACTTTAAACTTAAATTACCAGTCCAGATTGCAGACTGTTGGTCATTTATTAAACTATAATTTGAATTATTGGTAATTTCTATTCTTCCACCTTGTAAATCAAGTGTAAATTCCCCCACCCTATTTACAAATTCAGGACTATTTTTTAAGTAAACGCCATTGACTATTCCTTTCGTAAATTGAAAGAAACGCAAGGCTGTTGTAATACTGGCGCTATCATCAACTGCATTATTAGCTACAGCACCCAAAGTTTCTAAAAATATATAACCTCTATTATAAACACTTGTAAAAGTAGCATTAGCGCTAAACGCCTGTTGTGCAACTTCTTCGATAAACGCGCCATTCAAATTTATATTTGTACCTGAAATTACACCGCCCGCTGGTCTTATAATTTGTCCTGCTGCAAGCGTTACTCCTGTTGCTGAAAATGAATTACTTATAATTGCTATTCTATTAGCATTAGCAGCATTGCTTAAATCTGCTGCGCTTGTAGGTGTATAAGTTGCTACAATATTCGGAGCTGTCCCTGTTGGCAAAGAAAAGTAATTGGCATTACCAGATGAAACTACACCACTAGTGTTAATTTGTTGAGTAGCACTTACGTAAATATTCCCATCTATATCTGTACCACTAACTCTAAAAAAGTAATTTGTGGCGGTGTTTAATTCATCAATAGTTTGCGTAAATGATGTTTTACGAACCGCATCCAAAATAGTGGCACTACCTAAAGAATTGGTAATGCCATACTCAACCTGACCTGTTACTAATTTATTAACTTGCCAATTTACAGTAAATTGATTTTGTTGAATATTTGTAACTGTAGGCGTTGCTGTTAATTCTGGATTATTTATATTAGGATTTCCAATGCTGTAATTACCAACGATAAATTTGGTTAAAAATATACCCCTAAATGCCAATCCTTTATAGATAGTGCCATCATTTATGACAATACCCCGATATATTAGTTTTCCTTGTCCCATTTTATTGTCCGTAAATTTCAGCCTCATTAAAATTGAACGAAGTATTTACATCAACCTTTGTAAACCTTACATATCTAAATTGTGCTGTCGGTGTAAACGAATATTCATACCATTGATTAGCTATTGCATTTGTGCCTGTATTTGCAACCGTGGTATAATTAACATTGTCATTACTAACCTCTATATCTACATCGTGCATTCTACTAAAAAAACCACCCCTTGGGAAAAATCTAACTCTGGTTATTGATTTTTCATTTCCAGCTCCTAAATCTAAACCAATTCTTTTTTTAAGTCCTGCAAAGTCAGCGCTAAAAAAAAACGTGTCGGTATTACCATCAAAAGCGTTAGCTTGACTTCCAGCAGCATTTTCAAATATTATTGTTCCTGTCAATAAAGTTTCCACAACAGTACTTTTAACCACCGTATCAGTCACATTACTCCCAGCCACATTACCATTTGTAAGTAAAACTGTTAAAGTAATTGTACCATCAGCTAAAGCGGTTAAATTAATTCCTGTAAAAACCTGTGTTGCATTCGTAATTGTACCAAAACCACTCACCGTTTGTGCGTCACCACTTGTGCTAAAAGTGTAATCAAAATATGCCCCTACCTCTGCATTTAATATGCTAAAACCTACAGCATCTTGGTTACTTGCATCAATATTGGCTTGCGTAATATCTACTGTGTAGCCTGTTGGTGCTGTGGGTAATATAAAATAAGTCCCTTCGCCTTTCTGTGCTGTTGTAAGTAAATCAAAAGCTGCTTGCGTAATGTCAATTACTTGAATGCCTGTTTGATTTAGCTTAGTTATAACTGCTGGTTCTAAATCTTGTTCTAGTATTGTTCCGTTCAATATTTTGGCAGTTGTGATAGCATTATCCGCAATCTTTGCTGTTGTTATGTTTGCGTCTAAAATCTTTACCGTTGTAACTGCATTCGAGGATATTTTAGCGGTTGTAACAGCATTGTCGGATATTCTTGCGGTTGTTACTGAACCGTCTGTTAATCCAATTTTTAAAGTATTTGCGGATATTTCATTTGCTTGACCCGTGGTAATTCCTACTTTATTAGTGTTCGCCACAATCGCATTAGACTGCGCTGTAGTAATACCGATAGTACTTAAATCAACTGTAACAGGACTTGCATTGTCTAACTCTAACGTAAGAATGTTGCCAGTTAAACTAAAATTAGTTATTACGGAATTGTTGCCTACTGGCAAAGTAACTGTATTACCACCACTTATAGATAGTTCTCTATTGCCAGCTCCGCCTAAAGAAAGAGTTTGAGCTGTTGATGATCCTGCATTTAACCACTCTAAATCATAGCTTAACCCCGATTTTTTACCAAGTAATTGACCAGTAGTGCCTCCTGAAGGTACTCCGCTATTATTTATACTTACATTAATTACATCTCCCATGACTATCTTGTTATATCTTCTATTACTTTTATCGAACCTCTTAAATACGTTGTTACTTCGCCTGCTGTTGTTGTTACCTCTAAATCATAGACGTAAGAGCCTCCATCTATTTCTAAGGCTGGTATAAAAACTGTTTTAATCGTTCCGCTACTAATATCAATTCTACCATTTGCCGTACTAAATTCAAAAGCTGGAGCAGTAATTAACGATAAATTTTTTCGGAATTGCATTCTAACGGAACAACCAGTTAAATCTAAAGCTATTGTATTAATAGCTATTACAAACTCAATAGGCTTAAATTTATCCCCGCTATAAATATCGTCTAAATTAGTAGTAACTGGTATCATAATTATTTATATTCTTGTTAAATTTTTAAAAGCTTGATGATTTCTCTAATCATTTTTTTGTGATATTTTCAGACGGTTTGCCCCCTGTTTCTGTTTCATTTGAACCACCCCCAGAACCTTTACCTGATTTAGGTTTTTCTTTCATTTTTCTAACCATTACAACTACTATAGCTGTTATGATTGATACTACTACTACTAATGCGATTGTTTTCATATTTATTTATTTGTTAATTTTAATGATGTTAAAACGGATTACAAACTCCTGAATCTACAAACGACGTTCCATTCCATTCTTTCCAATCTCCTATTTGTTGTCTATAAAACCCCGATGGAGCATTTGTGCTTCCGTTCGAATTTGTGTATAAAACTGTGGTCAAACCAAAGTTTAATCCTGTTGGTATGTAGAATGTTCCACTGGTTGTCGATCCGCAAACGTCTGGTTGCGCAATACTTGAAAATAAAGTAATAGATTGGTTAGCTGGTGCATTGATGCCATTTTGAGTTACCGTTATAACGATTGTTGCAAGTGTCACATTTTCAGTAAATGTGATTGTTGCGTTTCTGTTGCCTGTATCTGTTTTTGCGTTTATTATTAAATCAAAATCAACTACTCCAGAGGCTCCTGTGGTTGGACTTATACTAAACCACGAAGCACTTTCTGCACTTGTAAATCCATTTTGTGATGCAATTTTATATGGGAATGTACCGCCACCACTACCATAAGTAATACTCGTTAAAGAGGTCGTAAATATGCTCTGCAAAAAATCCCACTTTACTAATTGATTGTTTGCCAATCCTGATAATGCGGTTTCATTAACAAATACTAATCCCCCAACTCTTTGCTTAGTTATACATCTGCCTGTATATTCAGGAAGTGCAAATCTCTCCAATAGAATATTATTATCTATTGCAAATTTTATGTCTAGTTCTGTTGCGATTGCATTAGTTTGTCGTGCCATTATCAATTAATTGTTTAACTAATATTTTTAATTGCTCTATTTCATTTTCTTGTTCGGCTGATTTTATACATAAAAAATCAATGTAGTTTATAGATTTAAAGCCGTCCTCATTTGTATGTACTAATTCTGGATTTGTTTTCTCAAGTTCTTGTGCAATTACTCCGTATCTTTTTTTACCTTTATTAGATTTTAATTCAAACTCTTTCCATTTTACAGGAATATGATTTGGTTGTAAATCTTTAATTTTAGTTTTTAATCTTTTATCTGAAACTTCTAAAAATAAAGGTGCTTGAATCGTTCCTGTTGCGGTGAAATTACCAATCATAGTATCATCCATATCACTACGTAAGAATTGTGAGCCTTGTAAGCCATCAAGAGTATCTGCATCTAATCCTGAACCCGCTCCGTCAGTTCCAGAAGTCCAAGTTTCTACCCAAGGCTGCCATGTATTTGCTTTCGTTCTAGTGAAAATTCTATTAGTGTTATACTCATAATATACTTGTTTAGCTGCATTAGCATCCCAATTATAATGCAATAGAATAGAACCTAAATTAGCTGCTCCGCTAGGAAAATTTGTAGCTCCTGTTGTAATTCGGTGTTTGCCGTCTATAGTTATAGAATTTAAGTCTCCACTATAATCTACAGCTACACTTCTTAAAAACTCTGTAGAGTCTAAAGCGTCTAAAGTAGCAGCATTAACCCCTAAAGCATCAATCAAAGCCTTGTTAATAGCGCTTAAATTAGCTTTAAGATTTAATTGCGCTTGTAAGCCTGCTACATTCCCTATCGTATGATTGTGGCTGTTATCTACAACGGTTACGGTTATCGATGTAGTACCGCTTCCTGTAGCATCACCACTTAAAGTTATAGTCTGGTTGTTTTTTTGATATTGAGAAAAAGCGTTGCCCCTTGTAATTTGTTTTGAAGTTCCTTGTGGGCTATCTGTTGTATCTGAAACATCTACAATATGTATCAAGTCGGCATCATCTGCGCTTGTTGCTATTGGTCTATCTGGTAATTTTTGATCTGGCATAATTAAAATATAAAATTATTTCCGTCTGAAAAGACAAAGTTGTTACCATCTTGAAAAACGTAACTTTGCGTTTCACTTGTCGAAGTTGGTTCTCCAAAACCTTGAATTTCTCCATCGAATTGTAAAAAATCATTTACCTCATTTTGTTCTCCAATACTTGTAATATAACCAAAGCCAGTATCTACAAATAAACCGTCATTAGAGGCTAAACGCCACTCTATTAAAACTCTAGTTCGCTTTATTATTTTTAGACGGTCATAGCTTAAATAGGTTGAGTCGCCACCATCAAAGGCAGTATTGATTTGATAACCAGAAAATGAAATATTATAAGCCTGAGAAGTTGGTCTTGAAGTTCTCCAGCCATTTGACTCTCTGGTCGTAGTATCTAACATCTCCGCACTCTCTGAAAATGGATTATCCGTAAGGCATCCAATAGGTATAAATACCGTATTTACTTTGATAAATAATACCCTCGTATGTCCTCTAATGAAATTCATAACGTAAAGATAAGAAAAAACTATTATAATAATTTTTATAATAGCTTTTATCTATATTATCCTCTAATTGTTGGCTTAACAACTGTGCCATAATCCAGAGTAAATTCATAATCAATATCATCAGTTAATTCTGCTCCAAATATTTGCAGTAATTTTAATGATGTTATATTTTTAGCTGTATTGTAAGAATATGCGGTTGCTATAAATTTTCCAGTTACACCATTGATTGTAAATAAAGATAAATAAGGAACATATCCAAAAACATCCCCAGAAAATACTCTGGCAGGGTTTGCGCTGATCCGTAAGGTTTCTTCTCCCATAATTCTTAAAATCGGTTTTGCTTCTGTTATCCCCTGCCTAAACCATGTTGAGGTTGGGCTTATTTCATCAGACTTATAAATAGCACCAATATAAATAGCGAATTGATTATCACCGTTAAATATTTCTTTAACTTCTTTAACGTTTGTACTTGGCTTAGTTATTCTATTAACCGTGTGAAACTCCCCTCTTATAGTTCCCTCCGTTGTAGTTACTGATATGTTGTTAATTTCTATGTTTCTAGCAACAAAAACATTTGAGGCGTAAAAAGCTCTATAAACATCTATTGCTATATCACCATTTATAGGGGCTGAATTAGCAACAAAAGAGTATGTTACTAAAGTATTTATAGTTTCTATTAATATACTTGAATCTTCTAAAGTCCATTGACCATTGTCTAGTAGATAATAGGTAGCTGCATTGCCAACTAATCTAACTCTTATTCTGGCATAATGTATTGTACCAAGGTTGTTCGGTTTGTCATTTTTTAAAGTAACATTAAGTTCAAAAGCTAATCCAGTAACCATTGCAATAATGAAGGCATACCTAAGCGTTATATTAGTGTGGCTTGCTTCCTGTGAGTTATCGGAAAGCAAAGAAATACCCGACCCATCAGCCTGTAAAGTTAACCTTCCAGAATCTAAAATCACCCAATCTGTTATGATTGTTCCATTGTGATCTAAATTTGGATTTGATATTAATTGAACCCCATCACCATATTTATAGTTGATCCGAAAAGCAGCTAAACTTCCCTTTATTTCTATTCGTTGATTTGCGTTTGCATGATGTGGATAGACGGCATTCACTTGACTACCTATAGTTATAGCTGTATTCTTAGTTTTAGTCGTAGGACTCAAAGCAACTCCTACCGAATCATATCTAAAAAAAGTAAGAGTAGATGATATAAATAATTCTTTAGGTCTATAAATATACCATTCTCCATTTTGTTGCGTTATACAAGCGCAATATTTTTCAAGCACCGATTTTAAAACTTCATCACATTGCATGACGTTGTTTTTTTGTTCGTCTTTGTAAAATCGACCAGTATCTAAATAGATATTTGACAAAGGATTTAATGATGTAGAAAGTCCTGTATAAAATATATTTATAGATGTGTTTATGTTTTGAACTAATCCTGTACGCCTAAGGCAGTTTGATATTATTTCTAGTTCTGACTGCTTACCTACATATTCTAATCCTGTATCTGTTACGTATGACAAATTTTCGAGTAAGCCCAAACCATCCACGCAATCCATTGATATAACCCATTTGTCATTTACAAAATCCTGAAATACACCGTCTGGATTTAAAAAGCCATTAAATAATATGTTATTATCTGCTTTTAAAGTAACCTTATAACTCCGTTCTTCTTCGGTGTATAAGTCCTCTAATGTCAATGTTTCGCTCGCTTCTAAGTCTATTTTTAATCCTAATCCTTTTATAGGTTCGATTGGACTTGTAACCTCTGGGTAATCAATTACACAACTTCCGTTTATTTCTGCCGCTGAACCTAAAAAATCATCGTTAGATATTTCACATCTAAACAGACTATTAACAGTATCTCTATACTCAAAAAAATATTTTAGAGCCATTATTTTTATTATTAGTTAAAATTTATTATCTTCGTGTAAATAAAAACAAACAAAATGAAAAAACTATTATTATTATTAGCTTTACTTTTCGCCTTTAGTTCCTGCTGTAAACAAGAATTAGTGGACATTGATTATGATACAATTTGCTTTAATGTTTACATTTACAGATTGCACCAAAGCGGTAGATTTCATTCAACCCTTGACCCTGAACTCTCTGAAAATGGAGGCTGGGACTCACAACGATTTGATGAAGTCTATAACACAAACGGTACTTTAATAAGCTATAAAAGATACGCTTGTTTAAGTAATTAAACTTATAAAAACAACAAAATGAAAAAATTATTACTATCATTATCTTTACTTTTTACCTTTAATTCTTGCGATAATCAAGATTTATTTTTAAACCAAGATTACGAGGTTTGCTGTAATGTCATCGTATATTCATTAAACGATAAAGGTGTATTTATTAAATTTGAACAAACCGCACCATCCGAAGATTGTGGTTTTAACAAAAGAATATTTAATATCATTTACGATGCAAATGGCAAAGTTATACAATATAGTGAATACGCTTGTTTAAGTAACTAAACCTAAATTACCTCCTAATCTTTTATTGCGGTCAAGTGTTCGACTTAGTACTCCTACTAATTTCTCTCCTGCTATTTCGAACACAACGACACCGCTTCCAGTTGCACCACCTCCACCACCCCCGCCAGCTCCACTAAAGTTACTTGATCCTTGACCGCCTACATTTCCACCGCCTCCTGTTCCACCTCTTGCGGCTGTTCCTAAAGCACCCCCAGCAGCTTTTAAAGCAACTCCAACGGCTATTGCTGCTAATCCCGCCCCTATCGAAGCAGCTGGGCCAAGAAGTATTGCTAAATCTAATTTTCCTTTTACTACAGCTAAAGTTCCATATTGAATTAACATATCTCCCATTTTTGATAGAAACTGACCTAAAGACTGCAATATCGATCCCCCTATCGCTTGTATTACATTACCACCACTTGCAAGTGCTTCTCCTATAGCATTACCTACATTACCCAAAGCATCATTAATTGAATTTAAAGCCAGTTCGTTAAGGTTTGATGTAAGTTCTTGAAACCTTAATGTTAAATTATCAACTGCAGGTCTTATATTTCTTTCCGCAACAAGGTTTAAAGAGTTTTGTATTGATGTACCTAAAGCTGTTATTCTTGAATTTAAAGCAGTTTCTCCCTGCTTTGTTATTCCAAAAATTTCGCCTAAATCCCGAAAATCATTTTTAAATTTACCAGTCTTTATTTTTATTTTTTTTGGTTCTATAGTCAATTCTGGAATTACAATAATATTTGATGTAATATTAGATTCTAATTGAGCGTTTTCTATTGATATATCTGCTAACTGCTTTTGAAGTCCTAGCTGCAACTCTAAAGAGTCATTAATTTTTGAGTTTAATTCAGCTATTTGACCAGCTCCTGTTTTATTTCTTGTATTAACACCTGAAATTTCCTCAGCTCTTTTAGCTCGATTATTTGCAAGTTCTTCTTGAACTGTGTTTAATTGTTGAGTTATAGCAAATTCACGTTTAGCATTTTCAACTAACAATTGACTTGCTGCTGTTGCTTTAGCTCTTTTTAATATTGAGCTTGTTAAAGTGTCATAAGTTGCGGATAATTGACCGTTTAAAAGCTTTTCTTTATCTACGTTCTGAAAGTAGGCAGGAAATTCTTTTTGAAGTTTATTAATTCCGTCTAGTCTTTGCTCTTGTGTTAGATTTGTGTTTTCGATTTGAGTTCTTAACAATCTAAGCGTTACAAGTTCGTCTGCTGCGGATTTGTTGCCAGCTAATTGAGCCTTATTCACACCTATTAAAGTGGATTCGTACTTTTCTAATGCTTCAGCATTCTCCTTTATTGTCGCTGCTAATTTCTCCGCTGCGGTTTTAGATTTGAACATTCCTGTTCCAAAAAATACCAAAGCAGATGTAACCAATGAAACAGCAAATAAAATACCTCCTGTACCTAAAAAATTAGCGGCTAAAGATTTGAATGCTGCTCCTGTACCGCCTGCGTTACTCTTTAATACGCTAAAACTTGAAACTAATTGAGTAAGGTTGTTTGCCACCCCCTGTATTCCGAACGGAGCATCCTGAATAACTCTGTTAAATTCTAATATTGTAGGGGTTGTTCCCTTAATTGCTGTGGATGTTTTATTTAGACCCGAAGCTGCAACTGCACCTTGTTTTTCTACGTTACCGCTATAGTTACCAAGTAGTTTTTCGGCTTGGACTAATTGCGATTTTAACCTCGCAATATTTGCCGTTAGTTCAACACTTAATTCAGCCATTATTTTTATTATTTACAAATATTTTCATTGCATTTAAAAAAGCTTCTTTTCTTTCATCATTAACCCCTTGCTTAGGTTCGTCTAAATTCCAAAACCTTTCCTTTGTTGGTGGCTTTTTATCGCTAAAAGCATATTGAGCGCAATGCGATTGATATGCTACCTCTCTAATCATTAAAGCCTCATACTTACGTTTACGGTTAAAATAATTAGAGCGAAGTATAAACTCCGCCCATGACATGTCGTACGCTTCTTGTAGCGTACATTGTAATTCTCCAACAGCGAAACCTATAACATCAATATCCCAATCTATTTTTTTTTTGATGTGGTTTTTACAACTTCTTTTATTTGTGGTAAATGTCTCTTAACGCTTTCCAATAAAAGAACCATTAAAGCCTCTATATTTTTGTTTTGTAAACCTTCCTCTATCTCTTCAACCCAATCCTCAACCTCAAACATTTTTATATCAAAAGGCAAACCCTTTCTTATACTATCGTGTTTGTGTCCTAAAAATAAGATAGTAGGAGTTGCGCTAAATGGATTGTTTACTAGCAATTTACCTAAACCCATCATATCTGTATCATAGTGCTGTAATATATCACCTATAAAACCTAAACCTAGTTTGAATCCTCTTAATTTACCGCCTATTTCAAATTCAATATAATTCATATTTTATACTATTGGATTTACTAATACAATAGCCCCATCGCCGTCAAAAGTACCACTAAAGGTTGATTTATCCCCAGCGGGTGAATCTAGTGTCAAATCCGTAATTAAAGCCGTTCCATAATAAGCAACATTATCAGTTAAACCTGTGTCTAACTTCCAAGTTACTTTAGTTTTGGCTTGTTGACGTGTGAATAAATAGTCATGTGAAGCCTTAGTTGTTTCACCGCCTACCGAAGTACTATCAATATATTCGCCCTCCAAAGATATTGAATAACTGAAATTACCCGCATCCTTAGAAGTGTTTCCTGGATCGCATTTTGTTTGAGTTTCTAGTACCTCAACTGTTGAGCTTAAAGAGTTAGAAGTTAAACAGGCTATAGGTCTGTAAGCCGTAGCCGCAACGTCATAGATGTATAATATGTTTTGATCTCCTTTAATTTTTGTTTCGCCTGCCATAATAGTTTTTATTTATAATAATACCAAAGATAATAAATTTAATCTATAGTTAATTCATATCGAATTAATTTCCTGTAAATCAATTCTGTTTTAGTTACACTTGATAAGTCATTAGGAAAATCAATGCTTATATTATTTATTTTTAAACCGCTTAGAGTATCTAAAGTTAAGTTCTCTAATTCGTTTAATATTTCGTTTGCAATGTTATCAGCTAATAATCTACTTCCTATGTTTCCGCTATTTTGATAGCGAGTTACCACATCTAATAATATGGAGCTTAACCACCCTTTACCGCACTTACTATTTGTTTGGGTGTTTGTTTGAGTAGTCATTAGAATATAATGGTCTGGATTGCCACGACTAACTCTGGTATCAAAGCAAGGGATAGTTAAAGTATGAACTTCTATGTTGTTGATCCTGTCGCTGATTGCTTTTCTAATCCATTTATCTGGTAATTTTGCCATTATACTTTTTTTGTTTCAGTTTCTAAAAGTTGTTTTAAATCCTCTAAAAATATACGTCGCTGTCTAACTAAGGCAGGGTACATATATGGTCTAGGTCTTAAATCTATTTTTTTGACTCCTTTGCCCTTAAATTTAATTGCAATATCGGCTAATTCCGAAGGAACACTGACATTACCACCTGTACCAAACTCCATGTAGGCTGCATATGGCGCTAATCCTGTTGCGTTTGCTAATATTAAATAACTACTATCTTCTAATTTAATAGTTTTTATGCTTTGTCTTAATTTACCTAAGTCAAATGGTGCGTTTTGTTTTGCGTTTTCTTGTAATTCTAAAGCATTTGCATAAGTTACATCATTTACTTTTTTTTGCATAGATTGACCAAACTTTTGTAAATCCTCTAATACGTCTTTTAAACCTTTTAAAGTCTTCATCTTGCTGTAGCTATTATTTGTATTTCAAAGCCTTTTAAATCAACTTCTACTATAGATTGTGTCATATAATCGACCCCTTGATAAACAAAATATATATCTGGTTGAAAATAGTTTAAATCACTTCTTTTTCTTAGGTTTATTACAATGCCATATTTAAAATCTAGCAATCCTAAATCCGATAAACTGTCTGGGTTTACTGTTTTAATATTACACCAACTTTCAGATATTTTTATTGGCTCTCCATAAGTATCACCGCCAAAGCCGTCTAATACTTCTGGTATGCCCCAAACCTCAATCCTATTGATGTATTTTCTAGCTTTCATTAAACAATAAATCTTTGATGTTGTTGCAATAAGTAATTAATAACATCAGGCACCTTACCGCTACCTTCTTGCTCATAAAAAAAGAACTTAATAAGCATAAAGCCTGCTTCTAATAAATCAGACGGGATATCAGAACTACTTGTATATCCAACAGTTAAGGTGATAGTAGTATTGCTGCTATCTTGATAAAGAGTACTTAATCCACTTGCTGTTGTTGTTGCTGTTACGTTAGCCGTTGATATTATAGGAAAATCAAAAACACGAACTGACCCATTTATTAAATTATAAGTTATTGCCCGAGGTTCTAAAATATGCCCTGTTTTATTTTCTACATACCTTAATGCAGCCGCAATTATTCGGGTTATTTCTACATCTCTAGAACTATCGTCAATTCCTAGATAGTCTTTAGCCTCTTCAATGCTGATTATATTAGTATAAATCATTACTTTTTAGATTTCTTTTTTAGCTTTTCTACACGTTCCACAACGGGCTTAACAACATTGCATCGCACTAGATAATCTGCAATATCTTTGTTAATTACCGCAATATCATCTTTAACAAATCCGATATGATTTTTCAAAAACTGTACTTTCATAATTTGAAATTTAAAAAGCCCCACCCTTTATGGGTAGGGCTAGAATTAAAACTAAAAAAAACCAATCAACTATGCTAAAGCGGAAGTTCCCTTTATGAAGTAATCAGCTCCATAAACGGGTAAGGCATAATTACCCTCTACGCGTACTGTAACTTTATTCTCACGAACGTTTATACCGTCTTGATCAAAGAACTCAATGCGCATTGATTCTTGCGTTAGTAATTGCGACCCCATAGTATCTCCTACCATGTAATCAGTTCCAGTTAAAGCTGTTGACGCAAAAACAGGAATGCCGAACAATCTCATTTGACCTTCTGTAAACGTTACGCCTTGTGGTAAATCATATTCCCCTGATCCAGATGCTTTGTTTAAAAAGAAGCCATAATAATCGGCTGGTCTTAAAACAATAACATTTGCATCTCTTTCATAAGTGCCTTCTAGTAATGCAATGTCTTTAATCAATTTTTCGATTAATACATTAGCAATCGGAGCAGTTGAAGCAACAAAGTTCCCAGCAACTAATAAACCCCTTAGATTTGGAGTTGTACCAGAACCATAAAGTATTTGGTTATCAAGGACTCTTTGAAAACGCTCTGGTATTTGCGATTGTAAAAATGAAACAAATCCTGGTATATTGGTCATCGCTTTTCTAGTAACTCGCATCCAACCCGCTATAGTTTCAATATTAACAGTAGCTTCTTCCAAGTCAAAATCAAATTGAGCCTTTAAAGCTCCTTCGGCAACCGCAGCAGGATTTCCTTCACCAACTCCATTTTGACGCATAAAAGTAAAAGTATTACCAGCTCCAATACTACCGCCTGGCAATATCTGTTCCATGTGTACTTTTCTTTTTGGTGCTTCAATAATTTGAGGTGCTAATAATTGACCATATCTAGTGCCACCTGTTACATTAGCCGTTGACATATCTCCAACCGCTTTTAATTCAAGTGCAAAAGACTTTGTTTCTTTACGTACAAATTTCTCGTATTCATCTGTATTGTCCTCAATCGCCTTTGCAAGAACTTCATTAATATGCTTTCCTTTTGTTTCTCTAACATCACTTTTTTGCAATTTAATATCAAGCTTATCTGCGTGATCTTGAACTACTTTAATGTCAATTGCAAATTTCTTTTCCATTTCTAATTTAGCATTTTCAAATTGTGCTAAAAAAACAGCATTTGCCTTTTGATCGATAATACTTCCTACTTTTGTTTCAAAAGCATCGAATGAAGATTTAACCTCTATTTGGGTTTTTCCTTCAATATTTTTCTGTAGAGTCTCTAACTCTGATTTTAATTCTTCTGGTGTCATTATTTTTTAATTAACGTGTTATTAAATTGTTTGAACGTGTCAAGTAGCGGCTTCAAATCTGTAGTGTTAATTATGTCTAACGGCTTATCGGTTTTAAGTGCTATAAGTAAGTTTTCTATTTGTCGCAATCTTGTATCTGAATAGTCAAGATTGTATGATTTTTCTATAAGTTGTAATATTCCATAATGGCTTTTAATGCTCTTAATATCTTGAACCGTGCTTAATTCATTAGCCGCCCATGATGTTAAAAAGGAATATTCAAATAATTGGTATTCTTTAATAATAGATACATTTTTTTTATCTCTATCGATTACTTTATAACCAATGGAAAGCTCCGCATTTAGACCGTTCTCCTTCATCAATTGAATGTCGGTAAACATATCTCGACTTTCTTCTTTTTTTAAATTAAACTTTGTCGTGGTCAACAATCCATAAGGATCATCTGTTTTAATCTCTAATGGAACGCCTAAAGAAATAGTCGGATTGTGATTTTTAAGAACTCTTATTCTTTTAAAGTTTTCGGAAACCGTCTTAGTAAAAGAACCCTGAGCACTTATATCACCGTCTGCATCCTTATAGTCATAGTTGTTAGCGTAAGCCAGTACAATGCCTTTTGCTTCGTCAAAATCCTTTATATCGTAACCTAATTGTTTAAATTCCATTATAAGTAAAATCTATAATAATACCAAAGATAATAAAAAAAATCTATTTGATTGAAATAAATTTTAATTGTAAATTATTTAGGAACTAATCTACCCATCGCATCTCTCTTAGGAATGAAATTTACAGAACATCTACAATTTATAACCGCACCCGCTGGAGCTGATGGATCGCCTGGGTATAATAAAAAAGCTCCATTATCTTCAAATAAAGCATTTTGAGCGACGATTGTATTATTCAATTCTAAGTGATCATAATCGCTTTTAGGTCTTCTTCTTACTCTCGCATCCTGACCGCTAATCCAAATCTTCTCAATAACAAAAGAACTTTCTTCGGCTGCCGATATTGCCCCATAGTTTGCCGCTGCGGTTGTTTCTGTTCTTGCTATGCGTAAAGCTTGCCAACGGTAAAATGAACGGCTATTAACTAGGTTTTTCATATTAGAGGCAATCTTACGAACATCTAAACCCTCTCGTATTCCTTTTTCTATTTCTTCTATAAGGTATGCGATTAAAGATTGTCTAACGCTTGCAATCCTTTGCCCTAAACTAGATTTTAGAAATTCAATGATGAGGTTTCTAAATACACGGCTAAAGGTTTCTGGTATAAAGGCCTTTGTATCTTTGTTAATCGACTTACCTACTAATTGACCGTGATTAAAACCTATCAAAAAATAAGCATCAAAATAAACATCATCTAAAGCGTTTAATGGAATGTTAGCCTCTAGTAATTGTAGGTAGTTCCATGTCTGTAGATTATCCCAAGGCACTTTATTTGCAGTTGTTTGAAATCCCTTTCTAAATATAGTAAAGGCTCTTTTTTCGTAAGCTTTCTGAAGCCTTAACCATCTTCTTCTATATTGGTCTGTTGTCATTTGCTGTAAAATCTGTTGCGATTGCTTCCGATAACGGAATGACATCTTGATTTACTGTTCTTTCGTTTAAGCTACCATCGTCATATTCCGACCACCCTAACAACTCTAAACCCTGACTTCTTGATATTAATCCGATGTTAATTGCCTTTTCTACTCTAACCATAAGAGTATTTAAGTCCTCTTGCATTTCTGGCAGATTGTCATAAATTGACATCAAATCCGCATTTTCATAACCTTTAAACAATCGGACAAATCCATTCTGATATGCATTATCAATTAGGCGGTTATCGGGCATTATATTGTCTGTAATAACTTGCTTTCTAAAGTTATTAACATTGTCATACTTTGCCCCATCGTCGTTATTTAAGAGCTTATCAGACCATTGTAAAGCGTTACATAAAGCCTTTTGATCGAACTTTAAAAATTCAAAAGGTTGCAAATCTTTAGTGTTTAATCCAACGTTAGTAAATTGCAATTCTGCACTAGCCCCTTGAATATGTGACAATGGCTTAGTTCCTGCTCTCATTTCTGTTAACCTATCCTTGACCTCTTGCGCTTGTTGGGGATTAAGAGGAACGTTTTTACCAGTAATAAATCCAAATGCGCCACTATTTAAGAGCGTTCTATTATTGTTGTCAATAGCTTCGTTTGAGCTTTGTATATTTCTAAGCAAAGGACGTAAAGGACTTAGCCCGTAAAGATGCGCTCCGTTAAAATCAAAGTCTGGATTTGAATATTTTATATGAATTACATTCTCTTGATTAAATTCGACAAATGTTCTGCCCTTTATCAACATATAGCTTTTAATCGGGTTTTCGCCGCCTAAAGTAATATCAACGTTATCCTTTAAAACTATTTTAATAAGATGAGATGGTAGTACCCATAAAGAATTAGGAACGCCTTTGTTTGCTCCCTCTACTGGCTTAGGAACATATAAGAAAATGTTTCCTGTTGTCTTTAAAAACATCTTTTGCAATGCTTTTACCTCTTCCCAAGTCTGTAGAATATTAGGTCTTTCTAAAGGAAATTCTTTTTGAATATCATTAACTTTAACTTTCCAAGGTATAGAAGCGGCCTTTGTAGATTGCGCTTGAATGATTGAATAAACGTCTGGGTTGTATAGAAATCCTTTATCAATGTAGGTTTCTGCATTTCTGTCATATTGGGTATATGACCCGCCTATGTGTTTTATAAAGGCATCAACATATTTATTAATATCTTGATTTTGCTTATTGCTAAATATTCTTGAAAATATGTTTGGCATTATAGATTTTATTTATAATATGTACAAATTTAATAAATTTTATCTATACTAAAAGAAAAACATTTGAGGTTGGTTAAGTAAACGATAAATAGATTGCGCTAAAGCATCGGCTAAATCAGTTCCAGTATTTGGAAAAATAAGAATACCTTGTCTGTCATCATTGTATAGCTTTTCGATTATTGACTGTCTGCAATATATCATTCCAGCTTCCGCAAATGGAGTAGAAAGCATAGCTCTTGCAATCTTATCACCTCCATCTACTTTAACCTCGATTGCGGGTATGCCTTGATTTGATAAGGTTTGTTTAGCACTTTTCCCGCTTGCCTTAGCTTCGATATAATGAGGTGATTTTTTAATCTTCATATAATTTATTAATGCAGGAAACTCCATCCAATCCCAGCCAATATCATCAATGTACATTTTTGAATTAAATAAGCCAGCGGTAACATAAGCACAAGCCGAATTAGTTTCTTTCTCTGTATATGCTAAATCCCAATCAGAACCAATCTTTGTAAGTTCTTTTGGGAATTCACTATCTGGAACGGCTATTATCCACCTTTGCCATATACCACCATCTAAAGGCGTAGGAGTTTGCATTATTTGACCAGAATAACCGTAAGAACCTAAATTAGTTTTAAGTTCAGCTAAATCATTTCTAGTTAACCTAGTGGCGTTCATTAATCCATCAGTATATTTTTCTCTTAATTCTATTGGTTTAATATCCTTTGAAATTTCCCCAGGCAAACAAATGTGTTTAATGGTCTTGTCTTTAGTTAGCCAATTACCAGTGCAATCGTCTTGATGGAGTCTTTGCATTACTAAAATAGTCGGTGTAACGCTTTTATTCACTTTTCTGGTAGAAAGAGTAATATCCATAAAATCATTTGCTCTTTTGCGCTCTACTTCGGACGCTGCCTCTTTAGGGTTTAATGGATCATCAACTATAAGTAAATGCGCATGAAATCCAGTAATTGAACCTGTAACCGAGGTTGCGTAACGTTCACCGCCTAAAGTGTTTTTATAGTGGGTTTTACCGTCTTGATCTGTTTTTAGTACTATTTCAGGAAAGTATGATTTAAACTTATCACTCCTAATAATATCCCTTGATTTTACGCTATGGTCTGTAGATAGTGAGGCGGAATAGGAAGCTGTTAAGCTTCTGATTGAAGGGTCTTTAATCCAAGCCCAAACAGGCAACATAACGGTTATAATAGTCGATTTAGTTTCCCCTGGACTTATATTAATTATTAGATCATAATCCTTAGCTTCTCTTTTAATTACTTTTTCAACTACTTTTTGAACCTCATTACACAAATAAGGTATATGCCAGTTATAAACTGGCGTTTCTGGAATTATAACATCCCAGAACTCTTGCAGGAAATAGAAGAATTCCTGCCTGCATCTTTCCGCTTTAAGGTCATTCAGCTTCGGTACTAGAATTGTCTCCTTCATGTAGCTGTATTAGTGCATCTAATTGTATTTTATTTAATGACCCTAAATTAAATGAGGTTTCTAAAGTTTTATCATTAGAGGTTATGTCTAATTTATCACCATATTTTTTAGGCTGCATCTTTGAAATACGCCACTTTCTGGAATCAATACGAAGTCTATCACGATTAATTACATTATGATTAATTACTTGATTTCCATCTTTGTCTAATATGATATCATCCGTTGTGGCATCTGCTATTTCTAGTATTTGATCAAATTCATTTTCCGCTCTTATTTCTTGCGCTCTTGCGTAGTTGTGCAAAAACTGTTTATCGAAGTAATCACTTTCTGAATTTAACCAATTAAAAACAGTTCTTATACTTGGTATATTTGAATGTGTTTTAATAATAGCAACAAGGCTATTTCCTTTTATCATTTCTTCAATGATAATTTCTTTACTTATTTCTATTTGTATTTCGGTATAAGCCATAATGACAAATTTATGTATTTTTAATCAATCTAAATAATAAAATACGATATATTGTTTTTTTAAATTTTTTCATAGATTGTAATACATTTGTGGCTTGTAGCCGCACGTTAGCAACAAGGCTACGTTACTGCATCTAATTCAGATTCGAGTTCAGAAACTTGCCCCTCTAATTCTTTAATTCGCGCATTCAAATCTTTAATTTCTTCTTCTGCATCATAAGCTTTTTCTTCTGCATAGTCTATTTGTCTATCAGCTTCTTTTCGCATATCTTCATTAGTTTTTCTAACGTCTTCAAAATTTGGTTCAAAGTCGCTATACATTTGTTCAGCGTAATCTTTAATAAAATCTTCTTTTTGCTTTCCTTCAAGTATAGGGCAACAATCATCTAACATATTACTCAAATAACTTTCAATATCAGATTTGAATGATGTAATGCTTCTATCAATGTCGGGGCAAGTGTGTCCGTAATCTAATGCCATAATTTTTGTTTTTAAAACCGCCCAGTTGCTAACACTGTATATAAAACAGCTTTAATTCCTTGCTTTCTCGGTGGTTATTGTTTATTTAATTTGTTCGTTTTTAATTCAAAATTTATGATTATTTACAAGCCGTTTCATATACTAAACGTTATCAATAATTAAAACCCTTGTAGAACATCACTACTTGTTTGCTGTCTTGGTTTATAGAAATGATGTTGTCGGATTGTATATTATATTTCTCAATCCAAGTGTTTATTTCGTAAGGGCAGTCACATAAATCAAATGTTTGCATTCCTACTTTTAACGAATTGCTAACACGTGGTATAGTGCATATCCGGTTCGTGCTTTATCAAAGGTTCGTTTGTATTTGCCCATAATTAATACTTTTTTTGCCTTTGCGCTTTTTTAATTACCGAATAAAAACCGCATAGCGCATTCTCGTATCTTTCCTTTGCAGAACTATTGGCAAAGCTTCCGTAACTCATTCCGAAAAACTCGGCTATCTCTTTATTTGAGATTCCGAGTTCTTTTTTTACTTCCTGGATTGTCATCATATTCTTGCATCCTTAATTGATTCAGAAAAATACCTTCCCATCTGGTCTTTAACTCCCGAAGTTTCTTCCACATCAAAATCATCTGGGTTCTCCCCTTCTTTTTCAATCAACTCTAAAGCACGTTCTTTGCTTTCTGACACAATATCAAATCTTACTTCTGTGGCGTATATTTTGCCATCACTTAGCATATGATTATTTTTTTTCTCATCTTTGTAAATTGCATCAAATCGTTTCATAATATTTATTTTAAAGTGTTTGTAAAAATCCGTTAACTGCTTCTTGACTATATTTTTTATTAAAATGTTGTTTTCTAAAAGGATTTCCAGAAGTGTTTAGCCATTTTCCAAAATCTCCCATCTTTCTTAATCCTTTCACTTCCGATAATACATCGGAAGATGCTTCTTTGTTAGCTGCTTTTTTTGCTTTGCTTTCGTCATCTTTTTGGTCAGCTTTTACTTCTTCTCTTAAAAAAAACAACTTCCATTCTTTCTCTAATTCTTTGTTTCCTGCTTTAATCTCACTTACAATACGATTGTGATAATCCATTCTTTGGTAAGCCGTATTACTTCCTATTGTTTCAACATCATAATCAGCAAGAGTTTCAATCTTCAAAAAAGTATTGTAGTTTCTTTTTGCGTTTTCGATTTGTTTTGGTGAGTAAATCATAATTTCTATCTGTTAGCGTATAAGGTTACTTCCTTTCTACCCTACAAATATAAGTATATACTTATTATCTCACAAGCTTTTTTTATTTTATTTTCATTTTATACTTAAAATTTAACATTTAGCACGGGTATTTGGCTATCGCAATTTGACAACGCTCAAAATAACAGTAACTAACACGTGTATATAATTAATTGGTGATCGCGAATCGTTACCCATTTTTAAAATCAATTAATTCAAGTTCTGACATGGTCATTCTCTTTTTTGTTTCCAAGCTTTTAACAGAATCAATTACTACCCCATTTTCTTTTATTTCTCTCCCGAAATGAAGATATTTCTTTCCGTTTTTCCTAGTAAATATTAAATGTTCGATTACCATCCACATACCTCCTTTGCTTCTTTAAGGCTTCTAACTAAGTGATATTCATATCCTTCAGCAACCACCTTGCCTTCCCATGAAATTTGACTTTCTGACTGAAGGCCTAAATCTGTTTTAACCTCGATAAACTGCGGTTTACCCTTTCTAGGATTTAAGTAAATCAAATCAGAAACTCCCGAAACCATCCCTTTAGCCTTTAACCTTGCACCGTCAATTTTGTTTTTTGGTGAATTGTGAACCATAAATAATAGCTTTCTTTCTTCTGGGTAATTATTCCAATGGAAAGTGAAAATTATTTGCTGCAATCTTTCCTCGCTAATACCACCCATATCTGTTACCGTTTACGTGAATCCAACTAGATTTCCAACCCATAGCAGAAACGAATTTTTCCGCTTCACTTCTTTGCTTTACTTGATGCAAACACCAGTAAGGGCTTATAAGTTTTGCCTTGCTAAATTTTACCATTTCTTTTAAACCTCCTTTTATCGCTAAACTCCTTAATTCCTTTGGATCTAAAAGTTTTAGATTTGCGATTTCTTGCTCTCTAACGAGTTTTGCAAAAACAAATCCGCAATACTTACAATTTGTTGCCGAAGCATGAATAAAAGATTCACATCTAGGGCAGTTTTTAAGTATTGCTTCTCCTAATGGTTTAGGTTTTTGACCTTCTAAACTCCACTCCCTTTTCGAGTGCCAAAATCCAAAAGATGTAATATTATTTCCAAAATCAAGTATTGAAAATTCCTTTTTATCTTTAGTAGTTCTTGAACCCCTACCTATCATCTGAAGATATAGAGGTAGTGATCGAGTAGCCCTGTAGAGTATTACCGTCTCAATACTAGGCTCATCAAAACCAGTTGTTAGAATACCGACATTTGAAAGTATGCCTTTAGGTTCATCTTTAAACCATTTTAAAGTTTCTGACCGGTATTTTTTACTCATCTTTGAATCAAGGTGCTTAACATTATAACCCCTCGTTAGGAAAGCGGAAACAATCTCTTTGCTGTTTTCTATTGTAGAAGAGAATATAAGTGTCTTAGTGTCTGGCGTGTGAGTCTGCCAATTATCAATAACACCTTTAAATATTCTTCTTTCTCCGTACATTTTACCTAATTCAGAAGATTTATAATCTCCTCCTTTTTGACCTACAGACGATAAATCTACAGGTATACCGTAATATTTAGGCTTAGACAAAAAACCCATTTTTATTAAATAAGGGATTTCTACACCCGAAACTATTGATTTATAGTAATCAATCAAAGGCGATTTAGTTCCGTCTCTATGGGGCGTTGCTGTAAAGCCAAGGACTATGGTTTTAGAATTCAATCGACTTAAAATTTTATCAAACGTTCTTTTGTGGCATTCATCGATTATAATAAGATTGCAGTTAGAAATTATATCTTGATACTCTGGTTTTTTCAATCTTCTATTTAAAGTTTCAACCATCATAACCTTCAAGTCCTTAGATTTAGAATCAAGAACGCTCATGGCTTGATTAAACAACTCAAGCCTATCAGTCAAGACTAATACATTTCTTCCACTTTTTAAAGCTTTAGAAACGATGTAAGAAAAACAAATTGTCTTACCCCCCCCTGTGGGTAGTTGAACAACTAACCTATTTTCCGCTCTAAGTGCATTCCTTACATTTGTAATAAGTTCATGCTGGTAGTCTCTTAGCTGCATAATCAAAAATCTACAGTTGGTTCTAATTCGTTTTTTCCTTTTTCAATAATCATAACCCATCGAATACCCTGAGTATTTCCTTGCTCAAATTTTGCATCGATGTAAGAGGCGTATTTTTGAATCCATATATTGAATTTTTTACGACTAAGCCACTTTTGAAAATCTTTATAATCATTGGTGAAACTGCTAAATAGTTTACCTTTTTCGTTTCTATTATTTAAAATAAAGTTTTCACCTTCTGAAATCCATTCAAAAAATTCCATTGAAGATTCAGCAATTAATTTTCTTAGTTTTAAATTTTTAGCATTTTGCGGTGGAAGTCCTATTTTTAAATAGGATTGAATACAATTAGCCATATAATTGTCGAAATTCTTAAACTCCTTTAAATCCCAATCATCGAAAAGTTGACAGTTGAATTCTAAGTACGGAGTTAAGCTTTTTGAGTAGTATTGTGAAACTTCTAATTCGTGTCTTCTCCTGTCGTGGCTGTTACCTTCTCCTTTAATAGCGTAATTAGTTGTTATAATTAGTTTAGGAGATTCTTCTATGGTTAGTTTTATGGCATCTTTATTTTTGCGTTCCAAAGTCATTCCTTCGGTAACTAAAGAAAATTTGCTTTCAAAATCAAAATTCTTCTTCACATCATCAAAAACCAATAGCTGTGTTTCACTGCTTACTGTTTGGTAAGGAAAAGATTTTTTATCATCAAAAGATTTTCCGTCTAAAATCGATGTTTTTCTAATTTGCTTTAAACCTTGGATAACCAAACCCTTACCAGTACCACCTTCTGAATTATCAGATATAATCTCGTCATTCAGAATAATAGCTTTATTATTCATTTTATTTTTATAACCATGTAGAAGATATCCAATAGTACATTCAAAAGGCAGAGGATCTGAATTAGAAATATTATAAATAAAAGTTTTGTATTGGTTGTCATTAGAACTTAAAACAAAATCACGTTCTATAATTTGTGATTTCCAGATATATCCTTCAACATCGATATAATCAACAATTTTTATATTGTTTTTTGTGATCTCAAGAATACCATTTCTAAAGGCAATAAATGATTTATCTTTTTTATCCTTTAACATTGATAACTCAATACTTTCTAAAAGGTTTAAGTAGTTTTCATTAAACAATATTTGATAGTTTACACACTTGGTCCAAACGTCGTTATGGCCATTCAAAAGAAGGTAGTTTAAAACAAAATCCTTAATTCTTGAAACACTTGTTTCCTCCACTTTGTTGGATTCTACAAAAACAAAAGTCGGTTTATCACTACCTTCTAGGAAATATTTTTTAAATCCATTAGACTCTAGGAAATATTTATATTTAAGAATATCTAATTTTATTTTAACCCCTTTTTTATCTTCTTCATAATACCAGAAATCATCATGCTCATACTCTTTTTTTAAATCGTCATAGACATCTTCTGAAATATTATACCTCTTTAAAACAGTTTCTTTTGGGCTCCCTAAATCGGATTGTATTTTATTTTTCTTATCATAATCTTCGAAATACTTACTTTTAAAGCTTCTAGACCTGTAAGCACTTTCGATTGCCGTATTCATTTCCCTTTCGGAGAAATCACCAAAACGAATGTTATTGTCAATATACCCTTTAGCATATTCTTTGCTTATTCCATATTCACAAAAAGCACTAGAAAGATTAAAAATATATTGGTTCCGCTCACCTTCAACGAAATCGGACTTCCAATTCCATTTCATAATCATATTGATTATTTTCTCTTCATCACTTAATGGTAGAATTGGAGTTTTCTCGGTATAGGAATAACCTTCTTCTAATAGTTTAGGATTATAAGTTTCTGCTTTATAATTAACATAGCAATCAGGATCATAAGACTCAAAGCAAACCCTACTAATATTAGAACTTGAAATATCAAAATTTGGATAGTTAAATTCTTTGTGGTAAGCTGAAAAATATCTCTTATAATCCCTCTTATCGCACTTTGGTATTTTAACCAACGCTTTTATACCGTTACCCCCTGGGGAAATAAAAGAAAAAACAGTTGATGGATTTTTATTTATTAGTATTAATGTTTCTTGAAGTTCTTCTATAGATTCAAATTTATCGTAATCATGGATCATCAATCCAGAAGGCGAATTGCAGGCATCGTCTTTACGTTGAGAAAATACACCCTGAAATAAGATAGCTGGTAATGTACTTTTTAAAGAAGTATATTCCGTAGTACCAATAACTTTTCTTATGCGATCAATAGTATCTTTCTTTTTACCTTCTTTTATCCTTTTTATAACATTTTCAAGAGTTATAATATAAGGCACATCAGTTGACTTATAAAGATTCCTAAAGACTGTAATTTCTACATCCTTCATATCTTAATATTGTAAATTAAAAAAAAGCCGTTACAGTTGTATTATTTAGAACTTGGGAGCAAAAAAGAATAGTGAAGCTGTAAGCGGCTTTTGATAATAAATTTTTTCGTAATCAATATTTGCTCCCATAAATCAAAATTACAAAAAACATTTTGAATATGCAACTATTTCATATTTATAGGCAAATATTACGCAATTACGTTCAATGTGTTGCGTTTGGTTTTAATGTGTTGCGGCTAAAGTATTGGTTTTAAGCATTTTAAATAATTTCGCAACACTTGCAACATTTTAAAAGCGAAAAAGTATGACCGTCTATATTTTTAATAGTGATTTATACAGATAGCAGTATAGGGGAAAGCGAAAATGTGTTGCGAGTGATTTCTTTAAAATGCTGATTTAAAGGCGTTTAAGTTTTATAAGCTTTTTTTTGAATTGTGCAAATTTATTTTTATTTATTTTTTTTAACATAATTTTGTGATTTTTAAGCATAAAAAAAGACCCTTTCGGGTCTTACGCAACACATTAAAACATTATTTATTCCAATCCATAATCTTTAAGTATTTTAGTTTCTAATTCGTGTAATTCTTTAGTGAGGTAAATAAGTCTATCCATTTCGTTTGAGTCTTTAAAAATAAAAGCATCGTAAGCTTTTTTAATTAACTTATTTTCTTTTAGAGCGTGGGTAAATACTTTGGTACGACCCCATAATACAGTTGCATGATTTTTATCAATACTTTTACCTATTTCTTGGTCGCTGAACATCGTATGCTTTTTGGCTAGTGTGTAATACAGGGAACGACCTTCGACATATTCTCTTTTTCTGGTATCGCTACCTATGTCAATCTTTAGATTTAAATTAACATATTCTATAATTTGCTTTAAATAGTTTTCGTCTTTCATTTTTTTTTATTAAAATATCTCCTAATTACATAACCTCTTAAAATTGATACTAAGGTAAAGTAGATTGTTATTATTAAATTTTGCGTTCCTGAGCTTTGTTTTTTTGTCTGCATTTTAAAAACTAATTGCTAAAGATGATTTCCTAGGGGTTGTGCTTACTTTTGGAACATCGTTACCGTAAGCATCAATTACAGGCTGTTTAATAGCTAGTTTTAATAATTCCACCCTATTTTCTAGGTCAACTTTTAAAGCTGAGTAAATATGATCTTCCGAATAGTTTACAGTATCGCCTCCGCTTCTGAAAGTTCCCTTTAATCCAAAGGCTTCAAAGTTTTCGTCTGGGAGGGATTTTTTAAGAACTTCAGTAATTATGTTTAAGCTTTCCGAAAGTCTAAGAGCTTGCGCAAATAGCTCCTCTGGGTTTCCATTTGCAATAAGTTTTTCCGCAAAATTTTTAGAGGATAAATGAATTTCTTTTTTAGTCGGTAAAAAATTTGATGTAGAAATTTCTTCTTCTCGCATCATTAAAAATAAATCTTTTGACATAATTGTTATTTTAAAAGGGGAGCGAACTCCCCCTTGATTAATTAATTATAAGAAATCATCATCACTAACTTCTTCCTTTAAAGTTGTTGCGCCTGTTGTGGCAGTTTCTTTTCTGGATTTTACAAACTCTTGTAAATTTTTAGCTGCCTCATTAATTAAGCTATCCTCTTTTTGACTTATTTTTTCGCCTAGGGAAAAAATAGGAATTGAATAGTTAATTTTTCCGCTTTTAGCTTCCGCAAAAGAATTAATTTCAAGCCATTGATATTCCAATGCGTTGGAGTTGTTATTTGAAAATTCAGAATATCCGGGATGTTCTTTTAAATCCACCGCTTTCTCTTTTTTTATACCACCGATGCAAGCTCCTTTTAAAGCGATATTGATAATAGATCCATCATCTAAGGCGCAATAAATAGAACGGTAATAATTTCCGCCTGCATTGTTTATTTTATCCTTATTCTCTTTGTAAAGACCTTTGGATATTTCTAAACCTTTAAATGTTTTTACAGTCAAATGCTCGTAGCCAATTCCGTAAACTTCATTCGAGTAAATACCAGATTGCGTTGCATCGTGCCAACCCTTTACTGTATGGTAATGCTCGATAAAAGCAACTTTTAAAGGTAAATCTACCAGTACATTTTGCTTTGCTTCTTTATCATAAAATGAAAAACATTTTTCATCTGATTTCCATTCTAAAAACTTAGTAGCTGGGTTTGTGTTTTTCGCCTCAGGTCGTTCTAATCTTGACATAATATATTTGTTTTTTTGCTTATTTAGATTCGGAAATAAGCTTACCGATTTATTTTACTTCTTAAATATTCTGTTGTTTCTTGGTCAGTTGGCAGTTTTTTTTTTAGGTTCCGACTTTACCATTCCGCACATATTAAAGAACCTAATTTCTCTGTTCGTTTCTAAATGTATTTTTACAATCGCTACTATTAGGGCAGCGAAAATTGGTATCGCAAAGTATATTACTAGCATAGCTTTTTATTTATGCGTTCAAATTGCTCGTTGGTAATGACATTTACATTTTGTATTTTTTCATACCATTCAAGAAATTTACTCATTTCGCAAACTTCGTTTAGTTCGTTTTTTTTTAAGACTTTTTGCCACCAAGATAACTGCTCGATCTGTAGTGTTTCTTTTTCGGTGTAAACGTGAATGTGTCCGTTTACAATCTCTGTTGATATTCCTGTTTCTAGTTTTTTCATTTTAAGTTTGATTTAATTACGTAAATAATATATTCGATTGTTTTGTAAATGCTGGCAAATAAGATAAACGCTACTGGTAAAATTACTAAGCACTCAAGCATCTTAATTTTTGTTAAATAATCCGTCCGTTTCAATTTTCTTTAACAGCTTAATACTTATTAAAGCTTCTGCGTAGAATTCTACTTCTCTAGTGGCTTCTTTAAGGTTTATTTCTTCCCATATTGGTAAATTGCCCTTTGCTAAATAAGTCCATTTTAACAGGTTCTGTTCTGTTAATTTTTGCTGTAAAAATTTGATTGTTTCGTCTTGAATGTTCTCCATCTTGTTTTAATTAAATTGTTCGTAATCTAGTTCAATATCTTGTGCTTCATCTTTAATATTTTTCTCCTGTCGCTTAACCTCGTTTAAGATTATAGATTGTAGTATTTCTTTCATCCTAGAAGTTAACGACATTTCTTTTTTTAGATTGGTGTTGTAAAGTTCATCGATAACTAGCTTATAATTATCTTCTTCATATCCTGTAATGCTTAAAAATACATTTCTATATTTAGAATCAAATGCAATCTGGGTTAAATCATCACCGCTAAACAACTTGATGTTTTCTAGTAATTTTAAAAAGGTCGCTTCACTTATATTTTTGGTCATATCCGTTTTATTAACAAAGCAAAGTTAATAAAATATTTGATATAAACAAACTTTTTTTTCATTATTAGATAAAATTTATTATCTTTGTGTAAATAAAACATATTATGTTAGGTAGAAATATTAAATTAGAGCGAATAAGTAAAGGCTATAGTCAAGGGGCGTTTAGTAAGTTAATAGGTACTACACAACCTTACCTGAGCCAGATTGAAAGAGGACATAAAACGCCAACTGTAAAGCTTATAGAGGTTATCTCTAACGAGTTGGAAGTGCCTATTTCGGATCTATTTAAACTTTAGAAAAATGAAAGATTTAATAAACGAAAGAAACCCACTTTGCGAATGCGATTTCCCTTTAATAAGATCAGGGTTATGCGGTGGCGAATACTGTGGAAAGTGTGAGCTAGATTTAAATGAAGAACTAAATATACCATATGCCACTTTACATCAAGCCATTGAAAAAGCAAAGCCGAATATGGATAAAATAAAGAATGTTGATGATTTCTTAAATGATATTAGGTAGCGGCATCCGCCATGAGTAGTGGCGGATTTGGAACTACTCACTTTAAATTTAGAACCAATGAATATAGAAAGCACAGAACATCAGAAAAGCACTAACTCGCCATTACTTATAGCGAGTGTTATAATTTCGTTGTCACTTCGTGACAAGATACAGGCAGTTATAAATGGGGTAAATAAAAACGTTAAAATTAGGAAGGAGCAAGGTTTTCCAATGACTTATAAACAAAGGCAAATGTATGAGATAGGTTTTGAAGATGCTATTGAATGGCTTTTAGGAAATGAATTATAACGCTTGGTATATGAAAACAGAAACTAAAAAAATGCTTTTAGAAAGCGTAAAAATTACTAGGCATCCAGAACAAAAAACAGGCGGACAATCCTGCGGAATTATGACAGTAGGCATTAAACTAGAAAGTGAAATAGGTATTACTATCATTGTTGAAAATTACAGAAGCCAATTTAGAAACCGAGATTTAGCATTTTTGTTGATGGAACTAGCCATTGATGAAGTAGTGAAGTAAGCATTATTTATATACCGAGGTCTTAGCGGTTTGGATATGGTGTGTGGCGACCTTTTAAACAGTACAAAACTTTGATTAATAAACAACTTTACAAAAATGAAACAGCCTTCAAAAACAGAAAAGCCATACACTATATCTGGTGTTACCCACCGTTTTTATCCTTCGTTTGCTACCGAAGAATTTCCGTGGGAAGCCAATAGCGATGATGACTTTATTTGCAAAATAGACGAATACACTTTTAGAGTTGAGCAAATGGATAAAGGTCATTGGTTGTGGCGTGTTTATTATAAAGATGATGCTATCACTGAAAGAACAAACGAATTTTCAAAATCTAAATATCGTGCTATTGGCTATTGTGAAGGTTTGTATATGGGTCACTCGCTTTTAAATGGTGGGTAACGTTGAGTATATGGCACGTTGCCTTTTTCGGCAATGGGTTATATACATTGTTACCTACTGTACTAAAAAAATGAATTATGACTGAACCTAATATAGAATTACTAAACCAAGATTGTTTGCTTTATATGAAGCAATGCGAGGATAAACAATTTGATTGGGCTATCGTTGACCCACCTTATGGGATTAACTTTGATGGCAATACAACCGTAAAAGGCAAAGCAGGCAAAGCAAGTACCTTTGGAAATAAACAACATCACGAAAAAAAAGGATGGGACACTTGCAGACCAACGCCTGAATACTTTGCCGAGCTGATAAGAATATCTAAAAATCAAATTGTGTGGGGTGGCAATTATTTTGCTGATTTATTACCACCAAAGAAAGGGTGGATTTTCTGGGATAAAAAGATTACAAATGCAAATAATATGAACTTTAGTGATGGTGAACTTGCGTGGACAAGTAGTGACGGAATTTTAAGAAGGTTCACTTATGACTGGATAGGATTTGGTTACTTAAACAACCCTCAAAAAGAAAGAAAAATACACCCGACACAAAAACCTGTACAGCTTTATGAATGGATATTAGATACTTATGTAAAAGAAGGAAGCAAAATAATTGACACGCATTTAGGAAGTGGAAGCATTGCGGAAGCCTGTTGGAATCGAAAATATGATTTAGTAGGACTTGAAATTGATAAAGATTACTACATTAAAGCAAACAAAAGGCTCGAAGCTCATAAAAAGCAACTGACCTTTTTTTAGTATTGCAGGTAACGTATAGTATAAGGTGCGTTTTAATGCACTTTATACGTTGTTACCTGCTGTACGGATTTAAAAGATAAAATTATGAAGATAAACGAAATATATTTAGGGGATTGCTTAGAGTTAATGCCTAAACACGTAGATGATAAAAGCGTTGATATGATTTTTTGCGATTTACCTTATGGTACTACTCAATGTAAGTGGGATAGTGTAATTGATTTGGATAAATTATGGAAAGAATATAAACGAGTAATTAAAGATAATGGCACAATAGTTCTTTTCGCTTCACAACCTTTTACAAGTATTTTAGTTAGCAGTAACTTGAAAATGTTTAAATACTCTTTTACTTGGGATAAAATAACTAAAACAAACCACTTAAACGCAAAGAAACAGCCTCTTAGACAAGTTGAAGATATTTGTGTTTTTTATAAAAAACAACCGACTTACAACCCACAAGGGTTAATTAAGTGTGAGGTTTCTAATTTTAGACCAAACCACTTTAAATACAAAAAAGGTGAAAAGATTTATGGTGAGCAAAAAGAACACAGTAATAAAAGTAGCTACACAAACTATCCAAGCAATTTAATACAATACAGTAACGGAAACCATAACAGCTTACACCCAACTCAAAAGTCATTATCTTTAATTGAGTATATGATACGAACTTACACTAATAAAGGTGATTTGATATTAGACAACACTTGTGGTAGCGGAACTACTGGACTTGGAGCAAAAAATCTTGGGAGAAACTTTATTATGATGGAGCAAGACCCTGAACATTATGAAACTGCTTGTAAAAGAGTACTAACGTAGTATTGCAGGTAACGTATAGTATAAGATGCGTTGAGGCACGAAATGAATTTTATACCGTGTTATATTTTAGTGCGGTTAATTAACGAATAAATTATATAAAAAATGGAAGCAAAAGAAAAAGCAGCAGAATTAGTAAATAGGTATAGAATGATATTGATGGATGAAGATACCGATTGTGGTAATGAAATTCTATGTTCACTAATCGCTATTAAAAATTCACATATTGCAGTAGATGAAATATTAGAGTTTATGGATAAATTCAATATTGATATGGAATATAAACATCAAGCGAAATGGTGGAGAAAAGTTAAGTTTGAATTAGATGTTATGTAGCATTAAATATAACGTTGGTGCTTTGCGAGGTTGTGAACTTCGTAACTACAATTATTCAACTTAAAATAAATTACAATGCGAAATGAAAATATGAACTTAACAGAAAACTCACAATCTTGCAAAACAAGTGTTAGTGGCTGTTTTTTCTACTCTTAAAAATATTTTAGTAAATAAGTAAAATATTTTTTAAAAAGTTTTGTTTATTATAAAATATGTTATATATTTGCTAAAGAAAATAACAACAACGTTATTTATAAAAAAATAGAAATTATGAAACTTAATCAAGACGTTAAAAATTTACAAAACAGAATTACTTATAAAGTAAAAAAAGCATCAACACCAAGACAATTGCATTTTGATAATATTGCTAGAGAATTAGGATATGCAGATAGTAATATAGCTTTTAAACATTTAGGAAAAGTTTTTATCGAAAAAGCAAAAATTAACGCTCCATCTATAAAATTAAACTAATGCCTTTAATTTTAAAAAATAAAGAAACCGAGCAATACAGATTGTTCGGTTCTTTGCCTATTCTTTGCAAAAGCATTGGATTTGACGAAAAAAAAGAGAAAAATTTAAGTTATATTTTCTCGCAAAAAAAAGAATTGCAATTTGAAGATAATTCATTTCTAATTGTAAAAGTTGAGCTTGAGCGTGGCGGTTCTGTGAAATAGCCACTAACGTTAAATCTATGAATAGTGGCGACTAAATAGGTACTAAACTTTGAATTATGAAAGAACAAAATAAAGACACACAGACTACCGATTTAAGCACTAACTCGCCATTATTTATAGATGGTGTTATAGCTATTACTTACATTATTTGTTCAGCAATTTGGTTTAATGATGGCAAAAAACATAATCACCAACCAAAAAATATAAAATCTGGATTTGTTATCGCTGGTAGAAGACACCATAACTGTTATTCATCTTTCCAAAGTATAGGAAAATCACTTGGTTATGATAAAACATTAATAGTTAAAAAAGGAGTGACGCTTGAAGAACGAGAAACACAAGGATTTTTAACAAATACAGATTTATTTGTGGATAGAAATCGAGCTGGTAAAATTGCTTTTTTAGCAAATCAAACCAAAGAATTAAAGACTAGGCTATTTAGCGAGGACTTATATTAGCTATAACATGCGGCTATAACTAATTCAATAAATTGAACCTATGACAGACTCAGTAAAGTCGGTTACTTTGGCTATTTTAGAGCAAAAAATAACCGTGCCAGAATTGCCAAAGGCTTTGTTGCAGACGGATTACCCTTTTAAAATATTCTAATACCAGCTTTGAATATAACGTATGGATTAGGATTTTCAGGCACTTTTAAAACTCCAGCACCTAATATAATTTTATTTTTTAATACTAAATCAAGATTGCCACCAAATGTTATGAAACTAGGATCGGATTGTACGGATGCAAATAAGCCACTTTTAGCAACTTTCTTTGTGATAGTTATAGTATTAGTTGTTTCTGGGTATTCAATATCCCCTGTAACGTCTATGAGTTGACCAGTCGTAATTATGTTTAGATTTGCTTTAGCTTTATTGCTAAGTAATATAGTCTGGTAATCGTTAGCTGTAGTCGTGTTAGTAGTTGGCTTATCTCTATAAATTATACTATCCTTTCCTTTAATGTTTATATATCTCTCAACATAAACTATTTTAGGCTTCGATATTTCTACAACGGTAATCGTGTCCCTTTTCCATTCAATTACTGTTTTAGTAATTACTTTAGGTTCTTTTTCTTTGCATCCCCTAAATAGTAAAAATACACATATTATTCCTAAGGCTATTATTGCTATGTTTTTCATAATTTAATTCCCTTTTCCCAGTGCATACTATCGAAATTCTTTTCCTTTCCTAAGTTTAAAAACCCATACTTTTCGAATATTTCATGTAATTTATTATATTCTGGTTTTGAAAAGTTAGCTTTATTGAATGGTGTTTTAAGTCCATTTCTTTCTGTGTCTAAATCAATGGCAATACCCCAACTATGCCTTGACAAATCGCTCCCACCACGCATTTTTCTAAAGTTAAAACAACCGCCAAACAAGTCAATCCCTAATTCTTTAATTTCATCGTAACCATAATGATTTAATATTTCTTGGAATATGTTTTGAAAATCGGAAGCAACTAATCTATGACACCTCATTTTATTAACGAGTATTTTTTTATCCCAATTTAAGCGCATAGGATATGGCAAATCTATTGTTTCTAAAAACTTAGGGTTTTCAGTTGGTATGCCGTAAATATTAAACAACTCCTTAGTGTTTGCTAATCTGTATTTTTCCATAACTTCTTTGGGTTTCACAATTTCAGGGTCAAAAACTTCAAAATCTTTTATATCGCTTGATGTAAAAAAATCAAACAATTTAATTATAAAGTTTTGCATTTTAAAATATCCAGTTCACTACAACTCCTAATAAAATTATACCTATCAATACAAAAAATATATTAGGTATCAATGTGCTACTGCTAATCCAATTAATTAAATTTTTCATGTTTTATTGTTTTTTTATGTTAAACCAACTCTTAAAAAATAAGATCCAACTTCCAGAGTATTTCACATCTATAACGTTAATTTTAAGCATACTTCCAAAGTAAATAAAAGCTATAATACTTGTCATAATTGAAAAAAAAACTTGTGGCAATCCCACACTTATAAGCCAAATGCTAAGCATTGCAAAGCTTTTAATCATACTATCTGTCATTCTATTATTCCTTTGTAATTCCTATTTTGTTAGATAATAATTTGCCTAATTTGTTGCCTAATATTCCAAAGTAAGAACTGCCCCAGACTAAGAAAAAACCAAATCCCAATAACTGCCAATCACCACCATCAAGTCTTATTTTTTCACTTGTTGAATGGATGTAGCCTAAAGTGATAGGAATAAATGGCAAGAAAAATAAAACCAAACCCGCTACTCTAAAAATTAAAATCCAGAAAAACTCTGCATTTGTGTCTGTTTTTTTTATAGTCATAATCTAAAATTTAATTAATTATTGTACTGTTATTGCTGTTGATACTCCGTTGACTACTCCGAAACTATTTATGATTGTTGGTGTGCCTGTTCCTAGACGTTGTATTGCGCCTGTACCACTACTGCCCGTCAGTATGCAGTTTATAAAGCTGATTGTATTAGGTAAGTTTCCCGCACTACCGCCAACAGCTTCTATTAAACCCCAATTAGGTTGACCGCCTGCGCTACCATTCAAGTAGTTTACTGTGACGTTGTTAAATTCGCCATTTGCCATGCTGCCACCTTTAGAATAAAACAAGCCGTTAATCGGTGCGGTAAAGTTCCAGTCTATATTTATTGTAGAATTTCTAA